GATACTGTTATTGTAATTGTTCCAACATTTGCAGTTCCTGTATTTGCAGTTATCATTACTGCTCTAAATACTCTGATAAAAGATACTGTTCCAGCACTACCACCAATAGTCAAAGTTTCTTCTGCTAAATCATAATTAGAATCTAAGCCAAATATTTTAACTGTTCCTGTATTATCTGAGGCTGTATCTGAAGAAGTTGCAGTAGCAGTACCAGATGAAGATGGGTAAGTGTAAGTATTGTTTCCGTCCCATACTGTTTCAAATGCACCACTTCCCACAGAAGTATTTAATCCAAATTTATGTACACCAGAGAAATTACCAACATTATCTCTTTGAATAGATAATCCTATTGGTGCAAATGTATTATCAAATAAACTCATTTTTTAGCCTTTTTCTTTTTCTTCTTTTTTTTCTTCTTCATTGGTCGTTTATTAATAAACTCACTTAAAGTTTTTGTTGTTGTATATCCGTTCATTTCTTTTTCTTTCTTCTAAGGTCAGTATCATGTTTTCTACTTCCTCTCAAGAATGAATTAACTCTGGCCATTGACCAACCAGCCATAGATATTTTTGGTCTTGAACCAGATGATAGCCAAGCACCTTGTCCTCTACGATAAACTTTCTTTAATTGTCCTAATGTAATATTTTTTCTTTTTCTTCTTTTTTTTCTTCTTCATTGGTCGTTTATTAATAAACTCACTTAAAGTTTTTGTTGTTGTATATCCGTTCATTTCTTTTTCTTTCTTCTAAGGTCAGTATCATGTTTTTTACTTCCTCTCAAGAATGAATTAACTCTGGCCATTGACCAACCAGCCATAGATATTTTTGGTCTTGAACCAGATGATAGCCAAGCACCTTGTCCTCTACGATAAACTTTCTTTAATTGTCCAAGTGTAATATTTTTTCTTTTTTTTGCTTTTGCTCTAAGAGTAGAAATAACTTGAGCAGATAATGGTTTTCTTCTTACAGCCATTACTTAACTCTTGCTTTAAACATTGATAAAGGAATAGTAGCACCAGATTTATAAGCCTTAGACATAGATTTAATTAAAGATGCTCTAGCTGATCTTTTAGAACCTTTAAGTCCAGATAGGTACTTCTTAGGTATTTTAGTCTTCTTATCTTTTGCGACTTTTCTTCTTTTTTTTGCCATGTGCTGAATCTTTCATTAATCGACCATCAGGCATATAATGGTAACCTTTAGGTGCTTTTCTTCTTTTCTTAGCCATTATTTCTTCTTCTTTTTCTTTTTAGCTTTTTTTTTCTTTTTCTTGTTCATTGTATGATAAGGCATAATATTTCTCCTATTTGTTTGCGTTCTTCATTATACTAGCCAAACTTTCACATCTTTTTGTGGTTTGTTTGTGCCAATTACTATCTATCATTTCTGCACTAGCTTTATCAAGGTTTTTTTCTCTTAGTGCTTCCCACATTTTCTTAAACTTCATTACTCGTGGTTTTCCTAATTGGAAACACATCTCAACAATAACACCAAATATAATATGATTATGTTCTATATCTCTTAATAATTCTCTAGCTGAATCTAATGCTATTTTAAAATCATTATCAAAGACTTCTTCAAGAGTTTCTTTATCATAAGTAACACCCTCAACGAAATTGTCAGAGGGTAATACAAGATGACCATAGCCAATAGTAGCGAAACCCAGACTATCGGAATACATAGTATCCCTATACCCCTCATGTTGTTTAATTCGTTCTTTGATTTCTTCCATAAGTTAGTCTTCCAATGTTTTAAGACATTCAGAAATTTATTCATCTAAACTCCTTATGGTTTAGTTGGAAACTCTACTGCTTGTACTTGTTCTAATGTTGTTAAATTTTCTGTAATATCTCTTAATGCTTGTCTATAAGTTTCCCATGCAGTTTTATCTGCGATAGGTGAATCACTCATCATAACCCAATCAGATGAAGCTATTAGTGAGTTTCTTCTTTGTCTTAAATTTGCCATAGCACGATCAAAAGCACCATCATTCCATGCTTGTTCTTCAGCATCTCTTTGTGCTTCTTCTTCTGCTGTAAAGGGTACTTGAACCCCATTTATTAAGTGATGTCTTGTCATGTCTTTTTATACTCCTTTGTTAAAATTTATGCAATACCATAAAGGCAAATATCTCCAGCGTCTATGTTGCCAGATGACATTTTGAATTGAACTCCATCTACTGCTGATGTAGTGTTACCATAACCAGCTACATAAACATTTGTAGTTTGGTCATTTTGTCTATAACCATTCATATTTGAAATAAAGTGTTTTACAAAAGTTGTGCTACTAGGATTAAAAATTCTTAAAGTTCCTGATGTTGATTGATCATTATCATTTCCTGTAGAATCTATTAAAGATTGAAAAGAAGTTGATTGTGCTAAATCTTCTCCTGATCTATATTCTAAAACTGCACCACCATCATCTTCTCCATGAGAAGCTCTAAATTGAGTTGTAGTTTTAGTAATATTATAGTTGCTACCACCATCAGAACTCATATTAAATTGTAAATTAACATTATCACTAGCTGGGTGTATATTATTAAATGTAAAATAGTATTCCTTATAAGTATCATCTAGCACCACACCATCAGAGCCATCAACAAAAGATAAAGTAGCAGATGAACTAGCTGTTAGTTTTTTAATAAATACTAAACTTCCACCAAAGCCAGATGACATTGAACCATTGTCGAATACTGTTGAACCATTACTAATTAATCCCATTATCCTACTCCATACATTTTGATTGTTCCACTATCTATGTTTCCTGTATTAAAATTGAATTTTATTCCATTAATTGCACTTGTAGTATTTGCATATCCCCCAACAAAATTATCAGATGCCATTGGAAAATCATGGCTACTAGATATTCTGCTTATAAAATGCTTTACAAAAGTTGTGCTTGATGGATTAAATAATTCAAAAGTACCACATAAATTTTCATCATTATCATTACCAACTGAACCAATTAAATCTGCTGGATATGATTGAGCAACATCTAATGCAGTTTCATATTGTAATTGTGCATATGAAGTATCATCTTCAGAATGAATAGCGTTAAAAAAAGTAGTTGTCATATTTACAGTATATGTAGAACCACCATCTGTACTAAATTGAAATTTAAAATTTCTTCCATCATTTTGTGGGTGTAAGTTTATAAATTTAAACACATAAGAATCATAGGTGCTATCAATACCAGATGTAAAATCTATTGATGCACTTCCACTTGCAGTTTGAGTAGAAAGTAATGTTAGCTTTCCACTTGGTACTGCTGGGTCTAAAGCACCATTGTCTATTAATGTTGTTCCACCTGATACTACTGCCATTAGCTATCCTTTATTCCATATAGTTTTATTTTACCAGAATCTATGTTTCCTGATGACATTTGGAATCTTACTCCATTTATTGCTGATATAGTGTTTCCATATCCAGCAGAATAACCATCTCTACTATAATCATCATGTGCATATGAATCTGACCTACCAATAAAATGTTTTACAAAGGTTGTACTACTAGGATTAAATAAATAAAATTCACCAGAACCACTTTGGTCGTTATCTGTGCCAATACTTAAAGATAATCTTTGATTTGATGTACTTTGGAATAAATCACTTGCAGGAGAATATGAAAGAACAGTTTCAGTATCGCTTTCATTATGTGTGGTAAAAACAAATGTACTTGTTTTTGTTACATTATAATTTGAACCACCATCTATACTTAAATTAAATTCTAAATTAGTATTATTTGCAGATGGGTGTATATTAATAAACTCAAACTTATAAATTGGATAGGTGCTATCTATTCCACTTGTAAAATCTACTGTTGAACTTGAACTAGCAGTTTGTTCAGATATTAAAACTTGACTACCTAATGAAACACTAAATGCACCATTGTCTAATATGGTTGTGCCATTGGAGATAAAAGCCATTTTTAAATCTCCTCTAGTTTGAACTTATATTTCTTGCCTGATTTGTTATTAACTATGAATAGATCGTCAGAACCCTCTTGAATAGTCCAATTACCTTTAGTGCCATCTATAGAGTTACCCTCTGTTTTAGATTCGTTAGATAAATGTAAGTCTCCTGTGTATATGTTTCTCCAAACAAAAGATGCAGTTCCTAAATCGTAAGTATCTGTTGTGTCAGGAACAATGTTTGAATCTACTGCTGTTAAATCTACAGCAACATCTCCAAAAGATAAATTTCCAGCACCATCAGTTTTTAATGCTTGACCATTAGTTCCATCTGCTGTTGGGTGTGATAAACCATCTATAATAACTTTTCCTGTTCCATCAGGTGTGATTGAGATATTTCCATTTGAAACTGATACGATTGAATTACCATTAACATCTAAGTTTCCACCTAATTGTGGAGTAGTGTCGTTTAATAAATCTGCATTAACTGT